CAGACTTGTAATACCTGAGATAGGGTGAAAAAGATAACACCTCGCTAAGAACCCGTTAATGGGTCTTGGCGGTAGTTATGAACTAAAATTTTATACAAGTCGTGTAGATGACAATTTAGAGTCAGGAACATTATCAAAACAATAAAAAATCAAAAACAAAACAAACATGAACAACGTGGTAAATAATTCAGTAGAGGTAAGTCCAACCGTAGCAATGGGCAAGATTATCAGTTACAACTCAGGTCGAATCTTCAGTGTCAAGTTCACTAAGAAAGATGGTAGCATTCGTAAGATGACTTGTCGTAAAGGTGTAAAGAAAGGTCTAACCGGGGGAGGTGCTAAGTACAATCCGATTGAGCGTGGATTAATTACAGTGTACGATGTACAGAAGGGTGGTTACAGAATGATCAACTTCGATACTCTTGAAGAGTTAAAGATGGGTGGTGTTTCTTACAAGATTAACAAGTAAAATCAGCAACCATGAACTACGCACAAATAAAACGGATGCAGAGAGACTACAATGTCGATGGCACTCAAGCAATGATCAACTCTGGTGACTGCTGGAAATTAGAAGGTAGTTTTGGTAGACACGTTATGAGTCTATTAGAGATTGGTGTGTGTATGCTACCGAAGAAAGCTAGAAACGATTACTACGGAAATCGCATACCTAGCCGAGATGAATTGATACCAGGATCCAAGGGTACATATCTGAACTGTAAAAGGTTCTGGAGTGACTATGATAGAGTTGATGAATTTTTTAATCAGGAACCATGAGAGAACCTAGCAATAAATTACTGAACACGCTACTGCTAATTGTAATGGTAGCACTAATAATAACTGCACTGACTTTTAAGACATTGGTCTTGGGTTGGTAAAAGAACAAAACAATGGAAGCAAAAGAAATAGAAAAACTAGCACAAATCAGTGACATCAGCCGAGCAATTGAGAGACACTTGGAATTATTCGAAGGCGATACCGAGCAATTAGGGGGAGCTTTGAGCCTAGCGTTGAACAAGGCTATGAAGAACAAGTCAGGTGAGTTATCAGCTTTGAAGAAAAACGCAGTCGTAAGAGTTAACTTTTTTTGATATGAGAACACCGGAAGAGCAAGAGGTCTACATCAACCGCCTGATCAAAAGGTTGAGTAAAGATTACCATGTCGTGATTGAGCCGTACATCAAGAATTTAGATGGTGAATACAATTGGTTCTTTAACTGGAAGGGTGGTGGGTACAATACCATCTGGGCGAAATCTAAGAAGGATGCAGTCAGGAAGGTCAAACAGAAGTTTGGAATGGGAGACCAGATTGACGCATCCACTCTTAGGAAGCAAACATCTCAGGGTTCCATGGATACTGATCGTATGGGTTATCTAATGACTTGTTGATATGGGCTTTGCAATATGGTTAACGATGTACTTCGTGAAGTTGACGCTACTTTGGTTTGCAGTTTACCTAATCATTCCGGTATTCAGGGCAATTCATTTACATGTCAAAGTTTGGTTAATCAGGAACGATAAGTATTAATTTAGCGCAATGGGAAGGATAGCAACATACCATGTCAAACATAAAGGTGAATCTAAGTTTGGCATCAGAAGCTTTGATACCTTAGATACGTACAAGGCTTGGCAAAGAGACTTGGCAAAGAGAAACATGAAACTAATCAACATCTATTGGAGGGATGGTTATCCTGGGCTTGATAGGTGTGCATTTGAAAGGAAATGAGTATTAAAAAAGACAGTAGGGCAGCAGGGTTTTACCATCAAAGGAATGGTGAAATCAAAGGGTCTTGGGAGACCAAGCAACCTGCCATGAAAGACATCGCAAAGTACTGCAAGGAGAAAGGTAGTTTCTTTACCAAGAACTACATACCTTACGAGTACATCATTATGACCATTCATCATCACCAAGAGATAATTATTTCGATATGAATTACGTGGCATACTATCGGGTTAGTAGCAAGAAGCAAGGTCAATCAGGGTTGGGTTTGGAAGCTCAGAAGAGAATACTTCAGGAACACCTACGTGAAGGTGATGTCATCATCGATGAATTTACGGAGGTAGAAACCGGTACAAACAAAAAGAAGCGTATCATTTTGGACTCAGCGATCTCAAAATGTTTGGATACCGGAGCAACTCTTCTGATTGCAAAGTTAGACAGATTAGCAAGGTCAGTATACTTGGTGGCAGGACTACGAGAGTCAGGAATTGATTTTAAGTGCTGCGATATGCCTGATGCAAACAAGTTCACCATACATATTATGGCGGCAGTTGCTGAGAGCGAAGCAGAAGCGATTAGTTCTCGAACTAAAGCAGGACTAAAGTCAATAAAGGATAGGATAGATAAGAATGGGTTTTACGTTTCCAAGTCAGGTCGTAAAATTACAAGGCTTGGAAACCCAGACCCTAATCCGGTAAATGCGACTAAGGCTAGCGTTGAGGTGAACCAACTGAAGTCATCTATGAACAGGAATAAGCAAGTTGCTAGACCATACGCTCAACTACTAAGGGAGCAAGGTCATACATTTGCACAGATTGCAACTCTTCTGAATGAAAGCGGATATGTAACAAGCAGAGGTTGTCAGTACGAATCGAAGGGAGTAAAAAGATTAGTAGAAGAAAAACCATTTAAAACAAAACGATGAGTGATTTACACGTATTGCCTATGGAAATAGGCGCAGCAGAATTAATAGTTGAATTTGAATTTATCAAAGGAGAAGAGCCTGTATACAATTATGGTGACGGATCAGGTTACCCAGGGTCACCTGACGAGGTACACGTAACATCCGTAAAGTATTTAGGTGATAGTGAACCAATGGAGGTGTCTCAGTTGATTGAGGACCTTGACCTAATGATTGAGGTTGAAAGGCAATGTCACGAACATATGGAAGACTGATGGTAGATAAAACACTAGCAGTAGTTAATAGTTGCAGGACTCCGGAACACTTGATGTCTGCAATTAGGTACGCAAGGTTGGCAGACCTAAAGAATCATGCACAGGTCAAAATAGCCATTATCTCCATGGCTCTTCATTTGGGGATTAATCCGAACACAGTAATATAATGGAAAGAGTAGAAAGGAATATTCAATTAGATTTAAGTCGTGAAAGCTTTGCAAACATTTACAAAGAAGTATTGCAATCAATACCAGAGGTTGTATTAGATGAATTGCAAGAGGCTGTTGTAATGCGAGAGATGGCTTTACTTGGAAATAAGCTTACTGGAATTAAGACTTCAGTTGAAACTGTAATCAGAGCAGTTGAGAATGAGTATGGGGTCAGCTTTGCTATGTTGAAAGAAGAAACAAGGAAGCGTCACATCGTTGAGCCTAGACAAATTATTATGTGGGCTTTAAAGGAACTTAGACCTACAATGAGTTTATCTTCTATTGGAGCGTTGTTTTCCGGTAAAGATCACGCTACTGTTATGCATTCACGCAAAGTTGTTGAACAGCTAATCCAGACGGACCAAGTATTCAGAGAAAGGATTTTTATGATTCTCAATAATCTAGGATATAGGGTTAATTGGGATGCCACTGATAAGAGGCTTACATTTTACAAGCCTACTGAGTACAAAAAACAAAAGGAGGAATTAGTATGAAAGGATACGATTTATCGATGAGGATCAAAATCAGACAAATCAGACACTTAAAAAAGTAAATTAGAGTCAATGGATGAGCAGAATATGACAAAGGAATATAGCTGGTTGGGAGGTAGTCCACTCAGTCAAAAAGGAGTCAAAGGTTTCCAGCCTATTGGAACTGAGGAAAAGAAGGATGTTAGACAGGTTGTGAACCTATCACGGAAACAAATGAGGGTCTTGAATCAGTTGAGTATGGATATGGATATGTCAAAGGCAGACATTATGAGGATTGCCCTCTTTGAATACCTGACCAATCACAATGTCAACAAAGATGGTCAACCCATCATTGATGAGAACCAATTATGAAAGGATACGATTTATCTAGAGCTTGGTTCAACTTCTGTTTTGAGAACCCTGAGTTGATCAAGCCTATACATACAGCCATTTTCTTCTTTGCCTGTGAACACTACAACAGGCTCGGTAAGAAAGAAAAGTTTGGATTCCCATCTCAGATGACGATGGAAGCAATTGGAGTTCGGAAGTATCAGACATATGGGAGGGCTTTGAGTGACCTTGTAGATTGGGGATTCATCAAAATGATTGAAAGGTCTAAAAACCAGTACTCTGCGAACATTGTAAGTCTATGTGCTACACCAAAAAACGGCACGGCACGGGGTAAAGCATTGGACAAAGCATTGGTTAAGCACGGGTCAAAGCAAGGTCATAGCACAGGGCAAGGCAAGGACAGTATAGATAAACCAATAAACCAACAAACCAATAAACCATTAAACCAAGAACTAGCATTTGATAGATTTTGGAACATGTATGGTTTGAAAAAGTCTAAGGCTAAGTCAATCGACAAGTGGGATAGTTTGGATGATGACACGAAGCGTAAGATTTTTGAAACGCTACCAAGCTACCTGCAAGATACTCCTGACATAAAGTACAGGAAGCAACCGATCACATATCTGAACCAAAAGGTATGGATGGACTACGAAGGAGGTGTCTCAGGATACGATGGTGTTGTCATCGATATGTTTGAAGCAAGGAAGAGAGCTTCTGTACGCTATACAAATCCATCAGATGAGTTGGTTGATTCGTACATGTCTGATCAAGGATACAAGAAAAGAGGAGAGGTATGGATAGTAGGATAAGGTTGTGGGATAGAGAAATCAGCATCTATCAGAATCTGTTTGATGTTGATTCCAAGCATGTGACCACCGTTGGCAATGCTCTTAAGAGAATTAAACAGGGTGCATCAAGGGAGCTTGTTGAGCAAGTACGTAGGCTACCATATGGACCAGATAGAGATGCATGTAAAAAGAGATTGCCATCTCCACTATTCTCTGGTGTGTTCAAGTCTCGTAACGACAACAACATAATCTCATACAGTGGTCTGATA